CTCGGGATCGCGGCGGCGGCGGCCACGGCGACCGGTCTTTCCAATATAGAGCGCATCCGCTCAACCAAGTTCACCGGATTCTCAGAGGGCGGCGTTGTCCCTGGGGTTGGAAACAAGGACACCGTTCCCGCGCTATTGACCCCAAATGAGGTTGTGGTCCCCGAGAAGAACTTTGCCGATCTGCAGGCCTCCATGGTCCGGGGAGCCGTGAATGATGACCTTGTGATGCTTATGCAGGCCAACAACAATCTGACAGCTAAGACGCTGGAGCAACTGACCATCGGAGTGGTTAACGAAAAACTTACTACAATGATATCCCTTCTCGATAGCATTCGATCCAATACTTATTCCTTGCCAAGCGGTTCCAGCAATCCTGTTATCGATTCCCCTGAAGCTGGAATTGATCGAACCGCGACCAATGCAAGTGGAGCCGGCGCGCGCGGTGAGATCATACAGGCTCCCAATAAACGCCAAAGCTATAATGATGGGGGGAAATAAATGTCATCGACACTGAGACAGCGGCGGAATGCGAGAATATGCGATAATAACCAGCTTGATTCTGCAGTCATCACCGCACCTTTTGCAGTCGGATTCCCCTTTTCGAATGCGCTGGATGCGAAAAGGCGCGGGCTGGTATGGAAGCCTGGAACAAAAACCATGACTCTCGAATTCGATTTGAACTCCAACAAGCAGTGTTCGTTTTTGGCTTTGTTTGGGGAAGCCGACAAATACTTGGGGATTTCCGATCAGGCGATCATCACGCTGAAGGGCAACATGATTGATCTGTTCACAGGCGGGGAGCCCTTCAGCATCACCGTGCCAGTGACCGATGGCGGGATATTTGCGGATCTCACTGACGAGGATAATCCGACCGGACAACAATACAGATATTGGCAGTTGTACATCGATGACAGCACAAATCCCGAGGACCTGGCCCTGTCTTACGTTTATCTCGGTGATCACATAAACATGCAATTCAATGCGAAGCAAAACTTTGAATTCAGCAAAACAGATTTGACCAGGAGGGCGACCAGTGACTCAGGAGTTGTCTACAGTATTCGAAAGAATCAATACTGTTTATTCAGCGCTATGGGTTTTAGCTATGTTGGCACTGATGATCGCCGCAAGCTCCAATCGACAACCGAAACGCTAGGCCTGGCAACTCCATTTATCTTTGTCTTGGATCCTCTACAGATAGCGTATGAGTTCGATTTTGGAACTCTGCTTTGCTATTTCCAGGAGGGACTTCCTAAATTCACGCAAGCTTATCTTAACAAGTTCAATATCTCATTTGCTTTGCGAGAGGTTGTATGATGGATTTCAAAAAGATCCTGAATCACGCCCTTTTCATCATCAGCGACATGACCATAGCTAGCGCCGCTATCGGCATCATATGGCTGCTTGGATGGATGTTGATCAAAGCCGCCGAACGGAGTTGCGTATAATGGCTTTTAGACAGTGGCCTGACTCCATCGCGGCCGTGATTTGCGATGGAGCACCTTATGAAATTGACCTGGGAACGGCTCAACCAACCGAGATCCAGCAACTGGAAGTTTTTGGTCTGCAGATATTTAAACAGGGCCTTCAGCCGCTGGTTCGCCTTCGCGTGCATGCCTATAACGTGTCGAACGTTTTGATAGGAACCAGTGAGGATATTGTTGTCGGTCTGCAAATCGAGGATGCCTATCCAGAGACTGATAACTTCTATGGGTGGGTTCGATTTACATTTGATCCCAGGATCAATCTCCCATCAGGCGCTACAACCAGATTCAAGCTGGAACTGGTGAACTATACTTATACCGATGCGATATGGATGGCCGCCATCAAGGATTGGCCTGTGGCCATGGGTTATAATACGACACCCGGATCAGCGAGCTCAGCTCCGTTCGCAATTGAACTCTATGGAGCAAGCTGAATGCAAAAGTTCACGGTAAGCCCGCTGGTTGATCTCACTTCGGCAATGACCGGAACTACTGCACCGTGGTATTTCGAAGTGAGCAATGCATATGTTAACGGTGTCCTGACAGCCTCATCATGGGCTGATGGGATACTTTCCATTCCGAGTTATACCAGCGGCGTTGTGCTGGCCGAATTCACAATGTATTTATTGTATGATGCGCCTTCGCAATTCCTTCCGAAAGACCCAACTGATCCCGGATCCGATCTGGTTTACTGGGAGGATTGTCTGGCCAGTTTCATTTCCTTCTCGAGCGGGATAAAGAATTTCGAGGCAGGCATCACAGAAATATCAGTTGGTTCCGCGACCATAAATGTCAGTGACGCAACGCTTGGTCTTTTGCAGCAAAAAGTGGTTTATGCCAACAAAACCATAAGAATCTATAATGATGATGTAATCACCTTCAAGGGCATTTCGACTAAGTCAACTTCCAATGACTTTCGGATCACGCTCAATATCCAAAAACGAATAACTATCATGGATAGCGAATGCAGCTGGGGAGATCCAGCCTATTTGAATCGAATCAGCCTTAGCAGTAATACGGCCTATTACAATGGCGCGAATATTCCCACCGAGTTTGACGGCTATGCTATCCCAATGATTTTTGGTGAGCAAAGTCCTTATGAGCAAACTTTCAATAACGAGATTGATCTCGGAACCCCTTCTGCTTTTTTCCTGATCCCGCCGAGCACCAAGGCCACGGAACGGAATATAAATTCCGGATCAACAATCCTTCGGATTATTCCGACTAGTTCGACAACCGGGATCATAGGCCGGATGCCGAACTATCAATCTCTATCGTCGGTCCCTATCAATCAAGCCCTGACCGGCCAGCAACATGTATTCAGCCGCTTTGAGCGGGCCAGCAATGCGACCGTTTTGACGAAAATGATTCCCGGGGAAGTCTGCAATTTGGTGCGCACGGCTCCCCCCATTATCAACCCAGCAAGGCTCTATGGAATAAAAAGCACTGCACCAGCCCGGGGATATTTCAATCTGGGTGTCGATGATGTTGATCCGACTAATTACGACACTATTCAGGATTGTGATGAGCACCTTCATTTTTTCAGCGGATCCATCCCAAACTATAACTGGGGAGGAACTTCGGTTTTATCTGGCACCTTCACTCCCAATGGGCATCGATGGATCACTTGCACGGTAAGCGGGATCGATCTTTTGGTGAATGATCTCTATCTTGTAATCACAAATATAGCGGGCGCGCGAAGCGGACCCGAAGTCCTGCAGTTCGCGATGGAATCCCATGGGTTTTCTGTGGACACCGCATCATTCGCGGCGATGGCCGCCTTGTTTCCTGAGCTCACATATCAGCAAGCGGGATATCGTAATGAAGTTCCGACACTTGGGCGGTTCATTTCTGAGATAAATCAAAGTCTGATGACCGTCCTTGTTTTCCCTGCATCAAATGATGTTCCTTATCTGGTTCAAATAGATCCGACCACTCCAGCGGTTGTGACTATCGATGAATATCAGATAGCCGGCGGCGTTAGTGTCGATGATGAATATAGAAATCAGGGAAAAAACGTTATATTTCGTCCGAAATATGCAAAGTCTGATGCTTTTAAAACGGCATTATATACCAACATCCCATCGACCATGGCCACGCTGTTCAATTCGGAAAAGACAATCGAGATCGATCACGTCTTGGCCGAAATTCCCCCGACAAGATTCTCCGAGATTGCTGATATTTACGGAAGCCCAACGACAACGGTCAGTTTCGTTTTGCTTGATGACTCTGTCGAATTCGAATTGGCCGATATGGTTCAAATCAATCACAGTGAATTTCAACAAAAAGTTGTGATCACAAGCATTGCAACCAGGCCCTTAGGCCGCTCCATCCAGGGAAGGTTTTTATATGTCAACCAAAACTAGAAATCTCACAAACATTGAAGGAGCGGCGGTTACCGCGCCAACCTCCACTGGATTCACTTCCAATGGAGTTGAGACTTTCCCAACGGATGCGGCCTTTGTTTTGGCTCATGCGGCGGTCGCTGGCTCAATTTATTGGAACACGACTGAGAAGTGTCTTCGCGAATATAACGGAACCGTATGGCAATACGATAAGACCACGCTGTTAACGGAAACCGATGCGACCAGCACAGGCGCGGATCAAGCAATAACACCCGGTGTCGCCCAGGTGATCCGGTTCACAAGCAATACTCTGGCTTCGATCAACAATATCAATCCAGCACTACAGAAATATCTCTATCTGGCAAATGATCAGTCCAGCCAGGCGCTGACTATCAAAAACAATGCTGGGGGAACTGCAGCAAACAGGATTTTGACCGGCAACGGCCAGGATTTTGTCCTCAAGACAAATCAGATCATAGGACTGGTTTACGATAATGAGAGTACTCGATGGAGGTTAAGGAGTAAGTCCCTCACCTCAAGCCTTGAGGCCTTTGCTGATGACGCCGCATATGTCACGGCTCATGCTGGTGTCGGCGCTGGTGATGAATATTGGAATACCACAACCCAGGTTGTTCGATCTTATGATGGAACCGACTGGCAGAATAACAAAGTGCTATTCAGCACTGAGAATAACGCCACTCCGACCGGTGCGAATGCCGATCTTACACCGGCAAAGCACCAGATAATCAAAGTGAGCAATGCCTCTCTGACTTCGATCAGGGGGATCATTCCAGCAATTCAAGAGTTCCTCATTCTGGTCAATGGAACCGGCGCGACCATCACAATTCGAAATCAGGAGGCGACTGCAACGGCCGCAAACCGGATTATAACCGGAACCGGCGTGGACTTATCCCTAGCGAATGATGCAAGCCTTCTCATGTCATATGATAGCTATGCTTCCCGATGGCGCGTAGTCGGCGGATCCGGATCATCCTCGAGTGATCCAACAAACATAAATTACTTCACCGATCCAGGATTTGAGAACACCGCAAACGGTGCAACTCCATCCCAAGTCACTCTCTATAATGATGGCGCTTCAGCTGTTCCGATCGATGGAACCGGCGGTGTCGTGACCGGCGTGACTTTCCTTGCGACCACTACTGGTCCGATCCGAGGAACCACAAGCGGGGAATTGAGCAAGGATGCAGCGAACCGTCAAGGGACAGGCATTGCATTCGCCTTTATAATTCCGGCCGTGGATAAAGGTGTTACTTCCAGCGTGAACTGGGACATGCTGACCAGTTTGAACTATGTTGCGGGCGATATCGTTTTCTATATTTATGATGTGACGAATTCCACGCTCATCACTCCCCGATCTGTCTCGCTTCCCAAACTCGATTCATATGGCAAGTTCTTCAGTGACTTTGGTTTGACCAGCGGAACAAGCTATCGTTTACTGCTTCACATCGCGACAACCAGCGCACTGGCCTATACGGTTAAGTTTGATACTATGGTCAACTCCACAACACGTAATACGCAGGCAGGTCCTTTTGTTGGTCCCTACGAAGAAGTCAGCACTTTTGCAATAACTGGTTCAACTAGCAATCCTACTCCAGGAGCTGGTGCAACATATTATAGGAATACATTTAGGGACGTTGATTGTGCTGAAATTAGATACGAATATTTGCAGACCGCTAGTGGAAGTGCTGGGAGCGGTACTTATCGACTTCCAGTTCCGTCAGGGCTTACAGTTGATACAACGAGATTGGGAAAATTAGGAACTAATAGCAATAATAATTATTGCGGTGATGGAACTCTATTAGCTTCAACTACAGAATTAAATGTTGCGGTCTATTATAATCCAGCAGCTTTGGCTTTTGAATTTGAACTATCTAATGACACCACTGCTCCTGCATCCTGGGGAAATACACTAGGGTCAATGGCCGCAAATCCATTGAGATTTGCTGTTAGTATTCGCGTGCCTATTTCCCAGTGGTCCGGCTCCGGCGCAAACTTCGGGCCGGGGGCGAATGTTCAAGTATTTTCAAGTTCGGCTGGAACATGGGATTCAGCTGCGGCTGCAGGGAATACAGTGGGCGGCCTTAGCCCTATTACCGGTTCACTGACAGCAACTAGAACTAAAGTAGTTCGCCTCCCTTTTGCTCCACAAAGCATAAGTGATATTAAAGTTGTATTTTTGCCGACTGGATTTTCAGTACCTATCCCAAGTGAGCTTTGGGGTGGTTACGTGGGCATGGCTTCAGCAGACTTCGGTGTAAAAGTAACTGGATTGTCTGGTACTGATGTAACAGTTACCTTCCATCAATATCACTTCCAAGGCACTACTTATAACAGCTTAACAGGTGCTGTAAATTGGGCTGCAGGTGATGGCGCTTGGGGTTTAATTGTTACCAACCCATCCGCGCCGGTTGGTATCGACCCAGCCCGAAACGGTTTGCCAGGAATCATTAATTACTACAATGAAGACGATACAACACTTGCTGCATGTACTTTTCAAGGCAACTTAGGTGGGTCTGCATCGGCTGGAGTGGCAATAAAGATAACACGCAATGGCCGAGTAGTGACGTTAGAGATTCCACTGATGCAGAATATTGTTCCGACCACAAACTCTATTGCGCTCTTCTCAAATACCCTTTTGCCATCATGGGCGAGGCCTACAGCCAGCAAGGCGACACCTTGTTTCATTTACAATAATGGAGCATATGTTGCTACTTCAGCCGGGGAACTTTTTATCAATACATCAGGTAGGATTGAGTTTTACCGAGACATTATCGGAACTGCTTTTACCAACTCGGCTAATGCTGGCTGGTTCTTTACACAAATTTCTTACACAGTTTAACCCTCACGGCCCGGTGAGGGCCTTTTTTATAAAAGGATTTTCGAATGACCAGACTAATACGCGACCAGAGAGATTTGCTATCCGGCCTACTTGCTGCAAGCACTTCCATCATCCTTCCGACCGATGGATGGAGCACGGCCATGTTCCAAAACTTCTATACAGTTGGATTGGCAACGGCCAAGAGTTTCATCACCGGGGTGAAGGCGTCTAGAGTTATCCAAGATATCACCTATACAGCCGCATCAGCTTATGCCGAGTTCGGCAATGCAGTGACTATCGCCTATACTGCAGGCGCGGTGGCAGGCGCTGAAGTCGTGACCGTGGTTGGATATGCAATCACTATTCAGATCGCGACCGGTGTTTCGACGGCCACCCAGGTCAAAGCAAAATTCGATGCGAAGGCCGAAGCGGTGGCACTGGCAACGGCGGCGATCACTGGAACAGCCGGAACCGCTCAGATCGCGGCCGTTGCTATCGCCCTGACTGGTGGAACAGGCGACATAGACATTGTGAATAACCTTGTCAAGATCACCGCGCATGGCTGGGGAACTGGAAGAAAAGTCGCCCTGACCAACCCCGGAACTATTCCCCCTGGCCTTGCGGCGACAAATTATTGGGTGATTGTGCTGGATGATGATCATATCCAATTGGCCGCGACACTGGCCGATGCAATCGCTGAAACCCCTGTTCCGGTCGACATTACCGGCATTGGCGTTGGTACCACAACCCTGACTCCTGCAGCGTTGGCTGCAGCTTCGGTAAAGCTCCAGGAGAGTAATACCGACATTGAAGCCGACTTCGTCGACATCGCTTCCATGACCACGGCTATCACGGTCACAGGGAAGTCGATTTTCAAACCAGACACTTCAGCTGCTTATATTCGGTTGGTTTTCACAATCACCGATGGGCAGATCGAATTTGTGTCGAAACTCTGTGCTAAAGGAGACAATTGATCTTATGGCACCAGCACAATGCGGACCAGGTGATTCAGTCCCTAATGATAATTTTGTTCACTATGAAACAACTCCCGGCGAAAAGGCTATCGCCGAAGAGGAACCTCTGATGGAATTCTTTAAGTATGGACACTTAAGAGAACCACTTCGATCAGTGTCATCAGCTTTTTGTGGCCTTGCACAGGATATCGTCCTCAATCTCGCGCCGAATGATGAGCGAACGCATGCTCTTCGAAAACTCCTGGAAGCCAAGGACTGTGCAGTCCGCGCCAAGCTCCTATCCCTGCCTCACTGATTTTTGATCATTCAGCAAAGAGCCCGGGTTAAACCGGGCTTTTCATTTCCTTAGCGAATGCTATTTGACTTTCCTCCCTCAAATCATTCAAAATAAAAAGATTCACCCAATCCATTTTTCCCAATGCAGGTAAACCAAAATGAAACTCACGCTTTTTCTAGCTATGCTATTTTCTTTTCTCATGGCCTGTGGCCAGCCAAGCAAAGGCCCAGTGGTGGCTCAAGGCCCTGTCATTCCCCAGATCCCGATCGAAAAACCGCCTGTCATTCAACCGGGCAAGCCTGGATTTTTGCGTTTCGATCAGATCGAACAATACACAACCGATGATGCTCAGTCGCTGAATGCAGCCGACCGATTGAACGCGCGTTATTTGCTCCTTTGCAACTTCTATGATGAGGGACAAAAGGATTTAAGAGATCACCTGGCCGGGATCAACAAAGGGATCAATATGATCTCAACCGAAAGACTGATCGCCTTCGCAAACACTATTGATGATGCGGGTTGTATCGCCCGGATCGACCTGGATCAGATCGGAATGACTTCCGAAGAGTGGAGGAGATTCGAGGATGCAAATATCCTTCCCTTCATTTCCGAATCTGTGCGCGGTCGAACCCTAAGAGCCCTGACCCAGACCAACCAACCGTTGGTGTATGCGGACAGTTTTTTTACGACAGTGATGCAGGCCGATCAAGTTTCCTTGAACAGCCGCCTTTATTATGACTTGACCGAACAACCCCTCAATGATGCGGAGTTCTTCACTAAAATTGGTATCAATGTCCAGGATGAATTCAACCGGGAGAAGGCCGCATGCGCTGGTGGCGGCCGTTCACAGATCGCATTGGGCAAGCCTAGAATGATCTGCCTGTTCGATAGCGCGGACGGTTTTCTACTTATTACTTATGATGTTTCCCTGGCAAAAAATGATTCGATAAACGTCAATCCGTTTACTCCTGAAATGGGAAAGATCCCTGGGTCTTTCACCAATAAGATTTTTAAATTTGTGGCATCGGAAATGATTTTCTCTATGCCCAATGGATTGCTATCCGGTTTCCGATTGAGCAATTCAGGAGGAACGGCCGAAGTTGTCGCGCCAACTAATGTGGTTGTTGACGTGGAGCAAACCGGAAAGGGCCTCGCTCCTGATATCACCCTTGGCGCATGCAGCAATTGTCATCACCAGGAGGCCGCAATATTTTTCCAGGACGGTGTCTTTGATGCCGTTTCAGGAAACGGTGATTTCAATGAAGTTGAGAAGAAATTGGCTGACACGTTCTATCGGGCCGATAAGTTCCAGGCCAAACGCGCGGTGGCGAACAAAGCTCATGTCAGTGCATTACAGGAAATAGGCGTGTCCACTGTGACCAAGGATCCAGTTGTGACCAACCTCATTCAACCGACACGCAAATTCGTGACGGCCGAAAAGCTCGCGGCCAGGCTCTTCCTTGATGTCGATGATTTCAAGACCAGACTGAATGGAACAAACCTATCAAAGGTTCTATTCGGAAACCTTTTGCAGGAGAATGGAGTAGTCCAGCTTCAGGATTTGGTTCGAGGTTTTCCGGTGTTGAAACAGGAAATGCTCCTATTCAGGGATGAGGGACAATTATGAAATTTGTAGTTCGGTGGCTATTGTTGTGCATGTTGGTGTCATGCGGAGTTCAACCCGCTCAGACACCAGTCGAGCAAAAACCCCCTACTCCCGGCGGTGGCGGTGATCCCGATCCGGATCCGAATGGAAAGGCAAGTTTCAGTGATGCTCAGTCGGTGATGCAAAAGTATTGCGTGGACTGTCATGCATCGGCCGCATTCACCAAAAATGAGCAAGCATTGATCGGATCCAGTGCAAAGTCGCGCGTGCAAAATGCGACAATGCCACCACCCTATGCGACCCCTCTGCCAGCTGCAGAGAAGGCCAAATTTCTGAATTTTTTTTCCGAATAGGATATTAGGCCATGGCAAAATCTTTTGTTGAAAGATCGCTTTGCTCCGAAATATCCTATCGGCCGCCTATGCGCCGGTCATTGAACCTGGAATTTAATGAAGTTTTCTCGAAGGGAGATCATTTTCACTTTTATCAGAGTGGTATTTTAGTCTGCAAGATCCCAAAAGCCTATTTTAAAAAAGAACAGTCCCAATTCTTTGAAGGCATAGCCGTCCCAGTGTAAAATGAAAGTCTCCGAAGTGAGTTTGAGCAGGATTTTCATGAAGTAAAACCTCCTTGTGAAATGGAAGAGCGATATCATTTAATGGTGTCGCTCTTTTTTCATTTCGCGTGATAGAATTTTTTATAAGAAGAATTTTTTCAACGCGAGGTGACTATGCTGGATCTGGAAATGCTTCAGCACCTTGAAAAGATCAACCCTGTAAGCCTTGCCATCCTTGTGGTTGGGTATGCCATTGGAAAAATTCCGCTGTATAGTCTTAAAAAATCAAAACAGGAGGCTGAAGCGCGCGAACAAATCTTAGTTCATCTAAACGCTGAGGTGGAAAAGCTCACCAAGCAACTAGCAAAAGTTAACGATGACCTTATTGATTATCGAAAAAGGTTCTTCAAACTCGAGGAAGAGCACGCCAAACTAAAGATAGAGCATGATTCCCTGGCAATGAGATATCAAAACCTCAAATCAGGCGGGCCTCAGGGATGATAAGAAAAAAACTGACCGATGATTTCTATGAGGACGAATTCTGGAGCCAGGACACCAAAACCCAGCGGATGAATGTCGAATTCATGTTCAAGCTGCAAAAACTTCGGACGGTTGTGGGTGTCCCTTTTGTGATTTCATCGGGCTGGAGGACCGTTGCGTATAATTCTTTGAAGGGTGGCGCGACTGCCAGCAAGCACCTGATCGGAACAGCCGCCGATATCGATCATCAGCATTGGGATAGCGCGACCAAGCATAAATTCATTACAGCCGCATGCGTCTTAGGTTTTTCGGTTGGGATATACCCGAAGCATTTCCATGTCGATAATCGCATGGAGCCACGGGTTCTTTGGCTGACACTTCCAGATTAGAGTTTGGGTTTGGCAATTGGCAGAATGATGCCCGGCATTAGACGGTCAGAGAGTTTTTTCTTCAAAAAATCAAAATCGATTCTGATTTCATCTTTTTTGCTGGCCATATCAGTCCTCCCCAGTCCATAATCACCGAATTATTCAATCTTAAATTTGGGAACAGCTATGATTAAACATGTTTTATCGTTCATTGTCATCGCCTTTTCACTGGCTCAGTTTGCATATGGGGGTGGCACCTGTGAATATTCAGGCAAAGCTGCAAAGGGAATCCTGGATTTCACTGGCAAAGGATGCTCGATTGAGGGCAAGCCGGTTGTGCTTGCTGGGAAAGTTTCCGGTGAATTTACGGTTGACCTGACCAAGCTGGATGCGGGCGTAAGGACCGAACATATGCTGGGAAAATATCTAGAAGTTTCCAAATTCCCAAAAGCAAAACTGGTCCTGGATCCCCTGCCTGAAGCAGGTGGCCCTTTCACCGGAAACTTCACCCTTCACGGCGTGACCAAGCCAATCAAGGGGACTGCATCAAAATCCAGCATCGGCTGGGGTTTCGCATTCGACGTGAATTACCGGGAATATGGAATTGAAAAAGCCGAGAAGGCAGGAGTCGTGATCGGTGATACAATTTCTATTAGCGGTACTATTGATCGCTGAAACAGCATTCGCATACCCTCAAACGATACTCCATGGATATCAAAACTGTGTCACCTGCCACGCAACAAATGATGGCGGGGACACTTTGAATGATTATGGGAGGGCCATGAGCGAAGAGTTCATGGCCACGTACGCCCGAGAAGGTGAGGCCCGGGAATTCCTTGGCCTGGGCTCAGTTGATTGGATGGATTTAGGGCTCGATTACCGTTCACTGGGGTTGACCGATGTCAATACTGGCAAGCGCGATCAGTTCGAAATGTATACAGTTGGGCAATTGGTTCTTAGACATGCTGGCCTTAGTGCTCTTGTTTCTTATGGACGTTTTGGACGTGATAGGGTTGTTGAAACGCGACAATATTGGGTGAACTATCGTGTCGATTATAACAGCCATTATTTGGATTTTAAGCTGGGTTATCAGTTGCCTGTGGTCGGTCTGGGCCTTAATAACCACGACCTGGCCATTAAAAAAGGAAACGGACTTGGGCGCGGACAGGAAAAATTTGTCAGACAAATAAGCTGGCTGAATTCCTGGTTTGAGCTCCGTTATCTTTTGGCTACGTCCGGCTTTCAATTCGAACAGCGTGAGGACAATTTTCTCGAAACAAAATACGAGGATGACCCAGAAGTGTATCTGGAAGGGAAGTTCAAGCGTATCGAGGGGATCGACTTTGGCCTTCACACTAGAAGGCAGGCTGGAAAGACAACTCTTCAAGGCTTCAGCGTCCGGGCCGCAAAAAAGAAATACTATATCCTGATGGAAAATGATCTGAATCCAGTGAAGCAGATCCGGACGCGATACGTGCGCACCGGATTTTTTCCATTCAGAGGCCTGGACATTTATTTCGCGGATGATTCGGCTGAGATTGCCCAAAGAATAACCGACATTCGCTCAATCGGCTTCGCTTGGATGATCCGGCCGCGCTTCGAGTATGAAGCCGCAATCAGTCAATGGGAGGACCAGCGCATGGGGACTGTGAGTTTGAAACTATGGCTATGATCAAGCAAAAGTACGTCCTTGACCGCGAATTCATGGATGTTCGATCGCTCAGTGTCGATGGGCTCAAAGAAATGACCGATTCCTATGAGGCCCTCAAGATCAAAATGACCATCGACCTTCAGGATGTTGCGGACAAGATCGATTTCCTATACGGTGAAATCCATCGGCATGCGGTGCCTTAGATTCTAACTTGTCTGCCAATCTCCGTTGCCATTGTGGGCGACAGCTTCCGAACCCTGATGGCTCAGCCTTTGGGGTTCTTTCTTTTTGTGTGCTCTTCGATCAGTTCTTCGCGGAAAGCTTTTATCTCATTATGAAGTCTTTCGGCGGCCATGATCACCTTGGGCAAGGCTGCTTAGAAATATCCCTCTTGCCTTCAATTTCTTCTCTAAATCATTGAAGCAGTGATAAATCATTTCGGCATTGTGTTTATGATAATCAGTCTTTTCAAGCATTCCTTTGCTCCTCGATAAATCGGTCGATTTCCCGGCGCTCAATTGCATTCACAACCAGCTGAGGGACGTGTCTTTTCCCTTCGAGCATGCTCCGCTCGACCAGGACAGTTTTTATCTGCCCTTCTTTGATCAGCTTTCTAAGATGCCAGTCACTCATTTTAAGAATCCGGGATGCATCATAAATAGTATGAAGGCTCATAGGCCATCGCCTGGATGGGAATCGGGCACTTGCCCAAGTGGTCTGGCTTCAACCTGCACGTACTTCTCAATTTCCGGAACAATATTATGTCTGATCATATGCACATGATTCATCATAATGTCCGCAAACGAAAAGATCATATGGATGGTCGCATCGACCTTGCGATGATCCCTGGCATTTCCTCCCCGCGCCTTCATTCTGAATGCTGCACTGCCGTTGGGAAGTGTTTGGAAGCTTGCGCATGACCAGCTTGGGAGATCATAGAGAAGGCCGAATTCGGTATGGGTTGGTGATGCTAGCAGGACGTGCGCGCCGATATTGTGCTTTTTGCAAATGTTCTTTATGTCCTCCATCGCTTGCCGAAGAACTGGATCATATGGTTTTTTTTCGCTCATATCCCCACCAATCTCCCATGCTTGGATTCATAATGCGCGATCATGTAAACGCCGTTTAGAAGTTTCATGGTTTCATCGATTTGTTTATCAGGCATATATAATTCATGGGTGATCATCATTTCCTTTAGTCTTTTCCAATTCAATTTGGATTGTTGCTTGAAAAATTCATCACCCATTTCGTCGACATAGATCATCAGTTTATGGGCTGATTCATCGGCTTCGCTTGATGTTTCGGGGTTATGGAAGTATTTCATTTTCATTTCGGCACCCATCCATTTCGCATTGTTCGATTCCAGGTTCTTAGTCCCCAATCCTGCTTCGGATCGATTGGCACGCCTGGATTCTTTGGCTTCAGACCCATCTTTATTTTGCACCGCTGAATGATCAGGCTGACAGCTGAAGTGCTATAGCCGTTGTCTTTATAGTCCTGGACAATCTCATCATCGGACTGGCCGGAAGCAATTCTTTCGGTGATGATCGGTATGTTGAGTTTCATCAACTCATCCTTTCGGCGATACCAGGAGTCTCAAGTTCCATGCCGACAGCAATGCAAGCCCATCCAAAACTCATCAGAACACTGATTTGATCCATCGACCAATCCGCATCAAAGCCCATCCGATCAATGGCAATTTCGAGTGACTCCTTAAAGGATTTATCAAGTCCTCTGTCTGCTAGCTTGTCTTGAACATGCTTCAATAATTTCTGGCTCATCCGCAACCCCTCATAAAGAGTTGAAACAGCGAATATCCCGCGATCAAAATATTGATGAAAAGAACAACCCCAAGGGATCTGGCCCATGGATTCCTTGCGTTGATCGCCTTGGGCGAATACTTCTCACGCATCCGCTCGAGTTCCTCACGCTCATAATCTTGGCGATCATTCTGGTATGAGATCGGATTGGAATCCTCCCAATAGGCCAAGCGCCAAGTCTCACCAGGAAATATTCGATCCGAACCACGCCAAAGTTTTGTCTCATTATTTTGGATCTGCAGACTTATTTTATAACTAGATGATAGACTTCCATTCGGTGAAGCGCTGTCTGTCCACACAGAATCAGGGCCAAACGAAAAGAATCTGACTGGCTTAACATTGAACAAAGTAGTCTCATCCATTCGTTTTCTTCTCCCAGGACACTTCCACGTATGGAGCTCCCAGATGCAGTTTGACTTTTAGAACCTTGAAGCCTTGCGATCTTAACCAGATCACGGCATCCTGATCCAACTCATCAATGCCAAAGCCGCAATTGTATAGCCCAACGGAAGAGGCCGCTCGAATCCTCGCGCGTGCGCGTGAAAGGCTTGTGTCATAGCCGGGAGGGAATGCGCCGGCAATTTCCTGCATGACATTTATGAAATCACCCATCACATCCTCACTGGCCCTTTCGGGCCTTTCGGAACGGAATGAAGAGGGCAGTTTGAGCTATGTTGACGAATGTCTTGGGCATCCTTCAATATGTTCTGAAAATAAGGAACCAGCGCACTTATCCGTTCCATCATTTCCTCTGGAAAACGGATCTTAGAAAGGTTCATCCATGATGCTATTAGCATGGCCATGACAGTGGCCACCTTTTCAGGCGTGAGGAGATCATCCCTTAACGGTGGCATTTTCCCTTCTCGAGCCATTGTCATCAGTTCTTGATTGCTATAATCCGATCCGATGGCCAGTGCGCTGAATAGCAAATTGTTGATTCCGGCAATTTCAATATGAAATTCCTGCCATTCTGGTTTTTTGCTCACTTCAAAACTCCCCACAAAGCTACCAGTTGATCGGTTTTCAGGTTTTGCACGTCCCCAAGGGCCATGCCGATGGTCTTTTCGATCTCAACCGGATCACCGCCGGCCGCGATCTTGTTCCGAATCTTTTCCTCAACCTTGATGAACATGTCGTGTCGCTGTTTTTCTAATTGTTCCTTCACGTTTTTATCGGTCACGTCCTGAGGGGTTGTTTTATCGGCAGTCTCAAAGACGAAATAGTCCTCACGCTTGGCGCTTTTATCCTTGAGCGCATTATAAATGCCCTGCAATTCCACAAATTCATCAGGGATGGTCTGGGCAATCGGATGTTTGAGATAAGTCTCAAGCATTTGCTGGGTGACTCCCAAGGCATCGAAGGCAAGGAGGATCCTCTGGATCCGGTCTTTCAAGGATTCGCTCTTATCACCAGCGGCGATGACCTTGCGAACCTTCTCGAGCGCATCCTCCATAATATCGGCCGGAATCATGGCCTGGATGCAGTTCCGCATTCGGCGCGTGCCATAATTGGCGATAATTTCATAGATATCACGCTCATCGGTGAGCTTGACGCCGCCGCCTTTTTTATCCCGGATATGTTTGACGGTGAAGGTCAGGGTTTTTTTGATATTGGATTCCATATCCCAGCAATAGGCCTCGCAAATCGATGAGCCTTCCAGCCTGGTCAGTTCCTTGATTCCGGATTGCAGGTTTTTAAAGTTCCTTGCGACCACTTCCAGGAGTCGGATTGATGCTCCAGACACAGCCTGCCCACCTCTGGGATAGGAATAAATGCAGACCTTGGCCAGAGAGGGCCGATCGAGTTCCTTCATGATCGCCGTATAGCAGCTTGTCAGATCCCTTGGGAAGCGCTTGGCGATGGTGCACATGGCCTGGACTTCCTGGATGGCCCTAGTCTCTTCCACGCTTATCAGGCTAGTATTCTCGACCTGAGTTTCGACAACTTCCAGATTCATTTTTTGGCTTCCTTATTGATTGCAAACCGAAGGTGAACGCCGCGTTTGAGTGAAGCGAATTCGGCTAGGGACGCATCCTCTCCGACTTTCAGGGCGCTGGAAATAGCGGTTTTGTCCCATTCATATTTCACTTTCACATACTTGTCATAATGGATCTTGTGGCTGGCAGTGGGATCGCCGCCTTTGATTTCAACCGATGGAGTGGAGGGATATACCTTCACGACAAATTCATTACCGGTGAACTTCTCGAATTTATTGGTCTGCAGGGCGAATAGCATGTTGTCCAGAATGGAATCGATATGCTTTTCAATGCTCTTCTCGGCCTTCGCATATGCTTCCTTGCGGCCTTTCATATAGAGCTTGTGGACTTCCAGGTTATCCAGGATCCATTTATATCCATCGACCTTGGCCTTCCCCTGTTCCAGAATATTGATCTGTTCCAGCTTAACTTCAGGCCGTTCATCAGTATCGTCCGCATCAAACGCAAGCAACGCCAACAACAATTTATGGAATGACTCCTTAATTGTGGGCTCAGGGGAATTAGGTTGTTCCATCGGGATTTTGCTCTTAAAAAAGAATTTTTAGAGCGCTGAAAATGCACTAGGGGGAGGAAATAGGCAAGTGAATTTTATTCGGGATCTTTTTCCCATTTTCCAAGTAATTGCCGATCAAAAAGATCGCCGGTCAGCCTGGATCTGAGGTGCGCGGAATATTCGGGATCTAAATAAGGGTTTTCAGTTTCGATAGGGTAATAGGTCGGGGAAGGTGCTTTTTTAGGCGTCTTATGGAACTCACAGGCTTTGGCAAATCCGCGAAATGCATCACCGAGAGGCCGCCGTTCCGGATGCCCGAAATAAATCTGTGCTCGAGAGGCCCATATGATGAAATAGTCCATTTCCTCATCGGTCACTCTTTTAGTCCATCGAGGGCTGACTGCAGCTTCGATTTCTTTTCGGCGTTTGGTCATGATCTCTATCATCATCAGAGGATCTCTCATTTCCCGCCTTCGATCAGCCTGAGATTTCTATTTTGGATCTGTTCCGCTTTGACCGGATCATGTTTCCTGAGTTCGGCCATCATTTCGACAAGCATGACCTTCATTTCATTCTGTGTCTGAGTTAACTCTTCCATTTTCGCAATTAATGCAGACATTTCCTGTTCCCTTAATAATTTTTCAGTGTGTGCAAAATCTTGTTCGTCTCTGGGAATTGTTGAGAATTTCTTCAGCCCTTTCAACTTCGAGATCAGGTCATCTTGGGCTTCGTTATATATAACCGTCTTTCCATTATAGCTGGAATAAAAATCGTGCCATGGGGACTGATTTGCAATGTCGTGATTCAGCCGGATTATATGAGAACTCACTCTTTCAAATTCACCTTCGGACACCAGTCTTGTGATCGAATTGCTAATAGCTTTTGCGCACCAGCCGGTCAAGGAAACAATAGTACTGAGAAGGGTTTCAACGCATTGAGGTTCATTTTTGGGGTTATTGATATGGAACAAAAAGTGACGTACAAAATTCTGTATATCCTTTGCCTTCAGGGCTACAGCACAAAAATGAATATGGTTGAGCTTGGTATAACGCTTAATTTGCTGTCGAACTAGCTTACGCATGTGATGGCCTGCATGGTTTTTATTGGAATCAAAGCAATAGCATATGTGATTTTTAATATCGATAACCCAAGGCTATAGCATGAATCTTTTTCTGTCCAGGCCATTCCTTAATGGCATACATTCTGAGAATGTATCGATACATTCTGAGGATGTATCGGGCGGCCGGAATCCCTTTCATACCAAGGTTTTGAAATTCCCCTTTATGACTCTAGGGACCGGGAACTTGACCCGAAGAACTGGCGCCGAGAATATACCCGGACATGCTTGGTTTTTCTCACTGCTCCGACTTGGTCTGAGTTGTTTTTGGATTCAAAGATCGAAACGGACAAAGTCCAACGGACCCGGACGGGAGTGCAGCGAAGCGGAACGGTTCGTTCGGAACCTGAGTCCGAAGCGGAGCGAAGGCGAAGGATGGTTATGAATATGCGTTTTGTGAGTGAAATTCCTTTTCAGGAATGCTAGAGCTTGGGGGTTGTCGGTCGGTAAGTTAAGGACTTGTGCGTGCCGATCATGCATTGGGCTCTTTTTTCCTCTTAACCTTTCTTCAGGGCGTGGGAAAAAGGGCTCTTGTATTTTTCCTCCCGAAATTCTATTTTCCAAAACGCAAACCGAACTGATTCAAAATAGTGAAATTACAAGCTCAAGCAGATTCCCAGTCTTTGCACTGGGATGCTGCATTTTGCATTAAAGGAACGCCTATGGGCACCAAACATCAATTAGGATTTGTGGAGGATATAGAGGCCGGGTGCAAACACCTTATTTCCGAAAATATAACAACGGTCACCAAAATAAACCAAGTGATGGAAGCGGCCGGACGCAATCTGTCAGAATTCACGCCCATGATTTGGCGGCTCAAGGCTTCCAATCAATGGGATCTTTTGAACAGGATTGCGGACGCATTTATCAGCGTCAAGATGGTCCCTGTTTGCGTGACCCGCGCGCTCGAGTCGAGGACCAAGGAGATCATGGCCGCTCAGGAGTCGGGATTGGATCCTGAAACGCCTTTCAACCTCGAGCCGGAACTTCCTCCCGAACCAATCAAGCCCACCGTCAAGGAGCAAAGAACACCGCTTATGGAAACAATCAAAAAAGAGCCAAGCAAAGCTGATCTGGTTGTGCAGGTCTATAATATCCTGGCGACCAAGGATAAGAAAACCAGGCAGGAGGTTTTGACATCGACCTCCATTCTCCTAGAGGTTGACTGAATGAAGTGGTTTAAGAAAGTCCGGACGGAAGGGGGAATAGTTCCGATGATGACAGTGCACAGCGTGATTGAGGAGCTCGAACGGCTCCAAAAGCAAGTCAGGGAGTTGGCGGCTATGCAAGCGGCCGCTAGGGATTGGATCCTCGATCAGGAGGAAAAGCAAAATCAATTCGATGCCTATTTCTCAAAGATCGAAGCTCTATTGAAGCCCGGCGCTTTCACTAAACGCGAAGCCATGGCCGCGAGTAATTTGAATGCCCTGATTATGCATTATGGGGTTCCTATGACCAGCGATCATTTAAAGTGGTCAGTGCTAGCGGCTGATGACTTGATTGCGGAGCTTGCGAAATGAAAAAACTCCAGCACGGTCAGCTTTTGAATGCAAAGCATGTCATGGATAACGCGATGGGCGTCCTGTCTGATCTCGATGATCTGGTCCCCAAGGCACTTCACCGCAAGCTGGGTCAGATTATCGCTGAATTCGAATCAGAATTAGCTGATTCCGATGTTGCTGATCGCTATGAGGAGATCCGATGAGAATCAATTTCCCGGCTACAGTGCCATTTCTCATAGGCGGTCTATCGATGGCTGTCTTATTGCTATCACTGACTTCACTTAGGCAGGGCAACCAGATCAGGGAGCTATATAAAATCATCGATTTTGTCGATCCTCAGCCTTTCATTTTTGTGGTCAAGGATCTCAATGATCAAGCTGAAGTCGAGCGAATGACCGTGGAATTTCTGAATCAACATGAAAGTGCCATGCATCGCTGGAAGCAGGCCAGGGGAATCAAGTGAAAGAGCTTATGGAAGTGACATTATCGTTTGAAGAAATTGAGGAAATATTAGGGCCGACTCTTGTTTCGACAGCCCGCGCCGTTTGTGAAAAGTCAGGGAAAGATATTTTCAATGAACTGAAATCAAAGAGAACTGATCAGGCCAAAATCGCAGAATTGCAGTCGTTTGCTTATGGAGCTTCCTTGGCCGCTATCGCTTTTTATATGGCCAACATGGAGGGGAAAAAATAATGCAAATCAATGATGATCCAAAAACCCAGGACCTCTGCCATCGGGTGAACGCATTTTTCGAGAATGAAATGACAGCCAACGGCATGAACGGCGATCAGCTGGTCTATTCCCTCTGCAATCAGATCGCTTACTACAGCTGCAGCGCGCCGAACCCGAATCAGTGTATTAATAAGGCCGTGTCCTGGATCAAGTCTGAAACAGAGGATAAGAGAAAGCGCTTTCTTCAGTATCAGAAAGAGCAAAGGAAGCAAAATGGGGGAGGGCTCATCATCCTATGAGCAAAATACCTTCGGGCGATTGCTTCGCGGCTCCGAGAATCACAATCATAGCGCTGAGAAATCGGCTCATGGAACTGGATCTGATCATGGATCCGGCAAATATAAATTGCATGCTCGAGATAGGATCCCTGATAGGCGAAATGGAGCGCTATCAGATCCATACTCCAATGCTTTGCATAGGGCCGAGCAGCGCATACAGCAATGAATTGATTATGATTCATTCCCTGGCTCAGGGATGGATTTTTGGATACTACTCCCTCGATTCACGCGATCACCTGCCGGAATATTCTGATCAAAGCCAGAACGTGATCCGGGATGCCACGCACTGGATGCCAATGCCACCGAGGCCGCTATGAGCCTAATCGAAAAGCTGGATAAACTAAGCCAAGCGAAAGACGTTAGACCCGCGCCTTGGGGGTTTTTAAATCTCAATCCCCAAAAAAATAGTAATGAGCCTTCCTATCAAGTAGTCACACCTGATCATGATCCGCAAAAAGACTTTGATTATATAATGGAGGATGCAACATATTATAATATCGCACCATCCAAAGCCGAAGCGGAATTCCTTGTCGAACTTCGCAATGCATGGCCGAAGATTAAGGGTGTGCTCATGGCCGCTAAAAGACTACATCCCGGTCTTAGTCAGGCGTATATCGACCTGGAAAGAGCATGGGCTGATTTGGAGGGCGACGAATGATCCTCGAGAAGAGCATAAAAAATTGCCACGTCAAGGGCCTGCATTCCATTGTGCTGAGTGAAGGGCTTGGGGGAAGGCTCAAGCGAATGTATATCCATGAGCCTGAAGGCGGCTTGGCCGTGGGTGGCCTCATTCCCCTGGCCGTGCATGCGCATCGCCGGGATCTGAAAATCAAGGTTTTGGCCGGACGCTTATCGAACCTCTGTTTTAAATTCGATGCGGTGAGTGGTTTTGAGGTTCCCAGGTGGAAGTGGAATTCACCGATACTTGGAAAATCCGGCGGCTTCGAAAGATCCGGCTCAGTGAAATTCGCCCATAATCCTGTCGTTTCCATTCATACCGAGGGCAGTGAGTTCTTTTTGCTTGCCGACTGGCTTCACACAGTTGATTGCAGCTTTGGCGAATGGACAGCCTGGATTGTAAGCGAAGGACGGTTCGATCCGAAGTATGAGCCTTGGGCGTATTCCATGGCAGATTTAAGCAATCTCGATATGAGTGAACTATACCAGCCCTTCAAGTCCAGCAAAGAGATCCGGGATCTGGTCAGGACTGCAGGGATTCATGGAGTGATGAATGGAAAATAACCAGCTTGCAATACTTAGAGCGCCGGTCTTATTTATAGACGGCCCGCCTTCAATTGAAGGGCGTTATCGAGAAGTGGTCAATCATCCAATCAACCTCTGCAATGTCCTTTCATTCGCGCGGGGGAAATACGCTTGGTATCCAGACAATGAAGGCGTTCCTTGCATAAAATTCTATATGCTTAATGCTAAAGAACCACTGGAATGGATCTTTCCAAACAAAGACGCTCGAGATAAAAAATACGATGAAATTCTAGGAATTAAATGATGAAAGACACCGTGATTTTCGATCTGGATGGAACAATGGCCCTTATTGAGCACCGCAAACATTTTGTGGAATGCGATAAGAAGGATCAAAATTGGGATGCTTTCTATGAGGCGTGTGACCAGGATTTACCGAATCCCGATATCATAGAATTATTCCGAAATCTCACTGACAACACTAAGGACCCCGAGGATGAGAAAGATATTTATAAGGTCCTCATTTTTTCTGGTCGCTCTGAAGCTGTAAGGGAAAAGACTGTGCAATGGCTCTCACGCCATACTTGTTTTGGGGTTGTCAAAATGTGGCGATCACTTGGCCTGACCTGTCTGCAAGTCGCGGCGGGAGATTTCTAATGTATATCAAGGAGGGCGGGCTATACGTGCTCGACTACAATCCAATCCTTGAAACTTTAAATCCAGCGCCGTGGTTGAAAATAGGCGGGATGGATCCAGAATCTCCTTATTTCGATTATGAATACCCTTCCGATGAGCATCGATCAATGAAGCTGGAAACGGTTGTCTCGATTCATATGCCGATAAGACCAATATTTACGCGCGTGCGCTTTCATAGATTGAATGCCAATCTATTCGGACGGGAAATCTCGGTTTATCAGGCGAGGAAGTATTGAGCGCTGAAAACCAAGCGCTAGGCGTGTATTGGCAATATATGTAGGATTAATGACATGATGACAATGAAAATTACCGCACAAGATTTCGCAACTGTCTGCCAGGGAAATGCTGGTGCATTGACTGTTTTAGTAGAATGCCAGAAATTCTTTGGCGATGAATGGACGCTCCATTTCATGGGGACACTTGTTTCCACCGATACCAAATCATTGGCCCTTTGGCTTATTTATAAGGATGAATGCGCGGGTGATCTCGGGAAGGCCAAAATCATGTTTGAAAACTGGATGGATCAGCCCTCCCAGGAATCACTCCTGCATTGGATAGTGAAGGAAGGGCTTCGAAGCGCCAAGGAAGCCGCTTACTATCTCGAGAATTAATAGAATTTGCATAAGTATTGATATTCCTGAATTGTTCCTCACAGATTTCAGCTTTTTTGCTATAAACATAGCTCCAAATAGATCACTAAACGGCAATCGCCGTGCATAAAAGGAGATCGGTATGACAATGAGTTGGAAATTCGTCGGGTCGCTTTTGCTTATTTCAATGACTTCAGTGATCAGCGCCAAGCCTCAGTCGCGAGCTCAGGAGCTCTTCGATGTTGAGACAGTTCTTCTTACCAGCCCGGAATTCGAGGGCAAGCAAATCGAATTCTGCCTTGAGGATGAATGCGTTTCGGTTGATCGGAGCGAACCGGTCATGGTTCCAATGAAGGGCGGCTCAGCTGACACCATGTATGAAAGACCCAAGCCAAGCCAATGGGCGGTTGACGTAGGTGCGGTGATCGGTGGCGCGACCGGATCGGTCGCCGGCAAAGCCACGGTTAAGGCATCCGGATCTCACACAAAAAATGCTGATGGCTCCGAGACAACAACTGTCAAGGTTGAGATCGAAGTTTCAGCATCCAAAGGAAAATAGATTTTCGAGTTCCCATCCTTCTAAATGCGACACTCAGTTATGTTCAAAGAGCCAATCCTGAAAAGGATCGGCTCTTTTTTTCAAGTTCCAGAGGGTGATTGATTTGGGAAATACCGGAAAATCAAATCGGGAGGCAAAAATGCGCCGGTGACCGATGCCTCAAAGAAATCGAGTGCAGTCAGGTCATCCTGGATGACCACCTGGATTTTCCAGCCGGGTCTTATTGTGGCAAGGACGCCGATTACCGAACTTTTCCAGCTGACCGTGACCAAGTCAGCGCCGGTTTGAAGCTGGATCTCCGTTCCCGCGATATTGAAGAACTCATAGTTCATCTTTATGGTCGGGTTGGAATGGAAATTAAAAAGCAGATTGTTACTCGCATCGACCACTCGCCAAATTATTCCATTGGTAAGGGCCGCTCCTCCTCCGAATTTAGTGGAGGTTACTGCAGCATCGACTATGACCAGATTGATTTGGGCGATGATGAAAAATGCATTACTCGGGCAAACAAACTCAAAAATCCTTGGTGCGCCCGGGGCGGCGCTCACGTTCATCAGATAAATGTTGGGGTTGGTCGAATCTTTTAGATGGGCCGTGCTTAGCCCATTCATTTCGTATACCAGTGGTATTTGCATTACCTTGGGCCAAATCTGGCCATTGGCCAGCGAAGCCGCATAGTTCATATTCATTTGGTTTGCCTCACCTTTTTTAATTGAGGCTTTATACCATGATTGAGATTAGCCGGCCTAATGGGCGAAATTACCCATCATTACCATAAACGCGCCTGATGACAGCCATATGAAGAAAAACACCAAAGCAAGCATGATCGAATTGAATATCCAGTCCTGACGCTCCCTTTCGACTAAAATTCTTTCCTCTTCGGTCAGCCCAATCAATCCTCTTAATTTATTTTTCCGGATTCTCATTTTGCACTCCGTTATTCATTGTTTGCTTAAGCAGTATTCTAAGTTTTTTAGAGGCCGATATATGGGTCATTGAGGCCTGTGTTTTTAACCATGATATTTGTTCCAGAGTCAGATTGTATGTTGCTGGCTCCGTTGGCTCAGAATCCTTAGGGCGACCGGCGGCCTTTTTCATCGATTTCCCTCTGCAAAAGATTGCCTTCGGCTATTAAAATAATGTCATCAGCTGTCATGCAATAGCCGCAGACTGTTTTATAGATAGCAAAGTGCTCGACCATCAGGATCTTTTCCAAGTGAAAGTGAATCAGATCAAAGTCCCTGGAGCATCGCTCGCAAATCGAGGGGAGAATGCTCATTTCAGCCCTCGCACTTGAAACTGTGTGTGTATTGTTCGCTATAGTTGTCAGTAATATTATGAATCTCAGGCTTTTCATCAAAGCGAATGATGTGATATTCGCCTTGGCGTAATAGGACATTCTCTTTCACTTGCAGATAGAGATAGCCGTTCTTCACTGTCCGGAAAACGAATGTAGCGATCTGGCAGTTGATCGGACTGGTGAACCTAGCCTCACAGTAAAGATCATCCTGGAAGAGACATTGATCGATTCCCCCAGCGATATGCTCAAAGCCCGCCAAATCAGGGATCTTGTCTGGACTAGTTCCATCCGGACTGACTTCGGCTGAAGTGCTGATCACTTTTGAATCGGTCACGGTGCTCGAATCATCCATTCCGCAAGCGGTCATGCTCATGGCCAGAATCATACTTGGGATAAGGGTTTTCATTGGGTTTTCCTTTCGATTTTTTGTGCATCACAACCGACTTACAATTCTCTCTTCGGCATTTCTTCATAGAAAATTAAGGGCTTTTTTTACCCAATCATTTCGGGGTATAACCACCCAATATCAATCCGAGGACAAAAAACCAATGGCAATAAAAAGCCTCCTCCTTTGCTTCCTGATGGGATGCGCATCGACCGAAAAGCATCATATGCCTGAAGTTGTGGTGCTTAAATCAACATGGGCCTTTTGCTGGAAGAAATGCGGGAAAGGCGATACGCTAGCATCAGTATCAAACAGTGCCTGCAATTGTTCCAACGGAGGGGTGGTTCCGCTCCAGCCACAGATCCCAATGGCTTCAGAGGAGCCATCCTTCTTTTCGAAGTTGCTGGATTTCTTCACCGCTGAGGCAAAATAAGATCATATGTCGGGAATCACCGCTGAAGAACAACTGACCCCCGATGAGGAGAAGGCTATCGTATTCATATGCGATATGCTGATTGGCCTTGGCGCGACATGGGATCAGATCAAAGTGGAACTCTTCCGAGTGACCCAGCGGGATGATCCTCCCTTTCGTCGCGTACCCTCCCAAAAGACCCTTGAGCGAATCTGTCTCTATTGGAACCAGTGCGATACGATGGCTGAGTTGCGCGAAAAGAAGAAAGAGGGAGTCAAGATGAGCCTGAAGGGCAAGGCCGTGATGATGGCCCTGTCCGGGAACGTCCCCATGCTGATCTTTTGCCTGAAGAACCTCTGCCAGTGGACTGATCATCCGGCTCCCCAGGATGATGATCCGGATGAGGAAAAACCCAAGGGACCAAGGCTGGCCTATGACCCTAGAGCAATCTGAAGTTGAGGGCTCCTCCATCGATGCTGAGGAGGACAAGCCCTCTAATACCAACCTCACTGGGTTTGTCCCCTTTGGTTATCAGTGCGATGTTATCCGGCTGATATTCAATCACGCCTATTCCCTCTATACGCCCGAGATCCTCCTCTCAGGCTCCGTTGGATCGGCAAAGAGCATTCTCCTGGCCCACCTTGCCATCCTCCACTGTAGGCGCTGGCCGGGAGCTCGAGTCGCAATTGGGCGCCGCGCCCTCCCGGACGTAAAGCGGACCATATTTAGTGAGATTGTCGAACACCTGGAAGGCGCCTTGGTCGAGGGGGTTGACTATAAGAAATCGGAGCACAAGGCCGAAATCACCTTTTCCAATGGCTCCAAGATCTTTCCTGTGACCTGGGGGGACAGGCGCTATGGGAAGTTTCGGTCCCTGAAGCTGTCGATGCTGATCATTGAGGAGCTTACGGAGAATGATGAGGAGTTTGCGGCCGGATTCAAGATCCTGAAGGCTCGGCTCAGGCGGATAAAGAAGGTTCATGAGAATATCCTGATCACCGCGACCAACCCGGGGGAGCCGGATAGCTTTTGGCACGACTACTTCATTGAAGGGAGCAAGCAGTTCGCCTCCCGATACGTGTTCTATTCGATCACAACCGACAACTTCCACCTGGATCCGATCTATGTTGACCAGCTGCTTCAGGATTATAGCATCCTTGAAGCGGAGCGATATCTGTTCGGAAAATGGATAAGCCTGGAAGGGAAAGGGATTTATCATGCCTATGCTGAAGCAAGGAACTTCATCGATAAGGTTTACAAGCTTGATCGGACGCTTCCTTTGCGTATTTGCTTTGACTTTAACACGGCCGATGGGAAGCCGCAAAGCGCGGCCTTGCTTCAGGTTGATAGAAAGGGAAACTTCCACTTCTTTGCGGAATCCATCATTGAGAATGCGAATTGGTGCCTTGATAACTTAGATGAATTCGAGTCGCTCTATCCCTCAAGCGATCCAGGCCTTGTCGATAAATGCATATTCCATGAAGTCCCAAGCGTTATTGTACACGGCGATGCAACTGGAAAAGCCCGATCATCGAACTCCTTGCGCTCGAACTATGATCTCATCAAAGACTGGCTTGCCCAGCGAAAGATTGTTCACAAAATTGAAGTTCCGACGATCAACCCGCCGATCGTCAAGCGATGGACAACGGTCAATGCACTGTGTCAGAATGCCAAAAAAGAAGTGAGACTGTTCGTTTATAAAAACTGCCCGACACTCAATCAGGGCATGAAGTTGACCCGAAAGAAAGAGGGGACGGCCGTGGAGGATGATTCGAAAAAATATCAACATGTGACGACTGCTATCGGCTATGGTATTTGTTATCTCAAAGCCAACGAAAACCGCGAATCCAAGGTAATCAATCTATGATCGATATTTTCACCGATGTCACCCGCAAGCGTATAGCGAAGTTCATTCAGAATGAAGCCGATCGGATCATCTATAACGCCGAGATTTTCACAATTCTCGAGGGGAACGTGAAGGTTTTGCTCGAACAAAAGATGAAAGATGACCTTGGCCAAAGATCCTTCGATGCGGCCAAGTTCCGGCAAGCACCAATCAATGTTTTCAGAAAGATTATCGACAAGCTCACAAATATCTATCAATCGACCGTGATCCGGAGCGTGGTCGATGGGAATGATTCCGATGAAAAACTGCTTCGCTGGTATGAAGAACAGCTGAATATGAATCGGAAAATGAACATCAGCAATGAGTTCTTTAATGCCTACCTTTACAACCTGATTCATATCGGCCTGACCAATATCAATCCGGTCACCGGCATGGGCAAGCCCTTCATTCGGTCGATCCCGAATCATGAATTCCTGGTGATGAATGACTCGGAAACTGACCCGACCAGCGCGGACGTGATCATTGTGTTCATGGGAAAATGCACAATCGTCGCCCAGGAGCATCATATTTTCTGGGTGTTCACTGATTCCCAGTTCGCGATCCTCAATCAGGAGGGCGATATCATGCTCGAGCAAATGAGGGATCATGAACAGGACGGCATGAATATCCTGGGAACCGTTCCGATGATCTATACGAACAACTCGGACAATCAGGCTATGCCCGGGATTCAGACTGATAACAAGGACATGACCCTTCTTATCCCTCTGCTTTTGACCGATTTGAATTATGCGGTAAAATACCAGTGCTTTTCGATCTTTGTCGCGATCAATCTGCAGGACAAATCGATCGAACTTTCCCCGAACTCGATTCTCAGCTTTGCATCGGATGGAACAGCTGAAGGTGGCTCGAGCTTCCAGGCCGTGAAGCCCACGGTCGATATCAGCGCTGTCCTTTCGCTGGCCAGTTCGCAAATGAGCCTGTGGCTTACCAGTAAAGGCTTACGCCCTGGTGCGGTTGGAACCTTAGGAGTCGATCAGTTTGCATCCGGAATCAGTAAAATGATCGATGATTCCGACACCTATGAGTCGATCAAAAAACAGATCAATACCTATGTGACAACCGAAGCCGCATTCTGGGAAAAACTGATGCACCAGATCCATCCGAAGTGGGTGTCGCGGAATCTCATCGATAACAAAACGCTATTTAGTCCCAAGGCCCGGGTTGTGACCACGTTCACCAAACCCATCCCGCTCCAATCGCGCGGCGAGATGGTCAAGGACACCGACCTTGAAGTTAAGTCTGGTTTTATTTCCAGAAAACGTGCTATCAAAAAACTCAATCCCGAAATGCCCGATGCTGAGATCGAATTACTGATCAAAGAAATTGATGAGGAAAAACCTTTCATCGATCCCTTGGTCGAGAATAAACCTGGAGTTGTCGCCTGATGGCAAACAAGGAAACAAAGCTGACTCTTGAGGTTCCTTCTTACTTCAGCGCCGGACAGCGGGCTGAAGTCGCGAAGCAGGCAATTGAATTCATCCAGGAGCGATCGAAGAGCGGGTATAACGTGGAAGGGAAAGACTGGGCGGGAAAGGCCGGAAAATACACCGATGCTTACGCAAAGAAAAAAGGTGTGAGCTCAGGCGGGCCGGTTGATCTGGCTTTGAGCCATGACATGCTAGATGCCATGAAATACTTTCCCAGTCTTTCCTCCAAGGGACAGATCACTGTCGGATATAAAAAGGGAACCAAGCAGGAAAGAAAAGCTGAGGGGAATATCCTGGGCACCTATGGTCAGCCCAAGCCCATACCTGGAAAGGCGCGGCCGTTCCTCGATATCCTGCAAAAGGATCTGCAAAAAATCATTGATGGAGTCGATAAATGACAGCGACAAAGGAAGTCGCCGATTATTTTGCTCGAGTGTTCGGCCAACTGGATGATGAAAAAATCGTCCGCAAGGTCGGGAACTTTCTTATAAAGATGATCAAGGTAAGGACGCGATCAGAGGGGAAGGGGGTCGCACGACCGGGTGGCCCAACCAGAAAACTGAAACGCGTGGGCGACAAATATGCGAAGTGGAGGGCGAATCGACCCGCTCATCCTGAAGCCGCCACCGGAATTAACAGCAATTTGACCTTAAAAGGCACCTTGCTTGATTCCATGGTCCTTCGCAAAGCCACCAGAAAACAGATCCTGATAGGATTCAAAAACACAAAGGAGGAAAAAGTCGCAGAGGGACAAGCGGCTCAAGGCCGAACATTCTTAGTATTGAGTGCAGGTGAGATCACTGAAGCAAGGAAATACTTGATCAGCATCTTAAAGAAATTATGAAACAGTTGACAGAAAAAATTCCAGCGAGGTAATATGACCACAACCCAACCAGGATCTTCCAGTGGAAATCCAACCGAGACAGCCGGTGGCGTCGGTGAAACGAATACCCAGACAGTAAGCTATGACACCTATACTAAAACTTTAGGTGAAGCCAAGGCTGCAAAGACTAAGCTCAATGAGGCTTTAGAGAAGTTGGCTCATTTCGAAACAAATGAGAAGTCAGCCAATGAAAAAAAGCTTTTGGATGAGAAGAACTTTGCGGAAGTTATCGAGAATTTGAAGCGTGAAAAAGCTGAACTGACCGACGAAGTTCAAACTCATAAACGCGACAAGACTGACTTTCGCAAGGTTAATGCAGCGATCGGCTTGCTTACCGAAAAAGGTATCGCGTTGGAACCCAAGTATCTCGGGCTCCTCAATCTAAATGATATTCAAGTCAGTGATTCGGGCGAAGTCGATTTAACTTCTCTGGCCAAAGTTGTCAGTGATTTTCAAACCGATCATCCCAGACTTGTCGTGCCACTTGGTAAATTGCCTCCCAACGGCAAAACCGGTGGGGACGGTGGCTTGAAGAAAATTTCGATGGAAGAGTATTCGAGATTGTCGAATGCCGACAAGGTGACCGCTATTAAAGAAAAGCGAGTCGAGGGACAGCCAGGCACGTAATCGGAAATTCCCAGAAATTCCCGACCGTGGCCAGCTGTTTCAAAGCAAAACCACGGAAGGGTAAACCGCGATGACAGCCACCAATTTAGCCGCCGTTCAAACCGCAATGCAGACTTTCTGGTCGCCTGTTTTTATGGAACAGCTTCGCCAGACCAACATCATCTATAACCTGATCAACCGATCCTATACCGGCGATCTCAAGGAAGCTGGGGACACCGTTAAGGTGAACCAGATCAATGATGCCACCGGTCAGATCCTGACCATCAATACCAGTGGTGGCGCTCGTACGTTCACTCCTGAAGCCCTTTCCATGACCAGCGTTTCGATCACTGCCGATCGCCGTTTGGTGGCCTCTTTCGATATTGAGGATCTGGTTTTCATCCAGTCCCTGGTCGATCCGTTCGGAGCCAACTCCATCAAGCTTCGCGCTTCCATGCTGAATGCGATCAACAATCAGTTGAACTCGTATATCTATACCAAGGTCGCGCCAACAACCTCGATTGCATCGACCAGCACGCTGACTGCAGCGACTGTGGCTCAGGCTTTTGAGATCGCTTCCCAAGCTAAATGGCTGGAAGAAGGCGGCTGGTATGGCCTGCTTGCTCCCGGCTATTACGCCGATGCATTGATGGACACAACCCTGATGAGTTCGGACTTCGGCGCGACCGATGCTCCTGTCATCAGCGGTCAAATGGCCCTCAAACGCTTCAATTTCAACATGTATAAGGACAATACCCAGACCGTGAGTGCCACGGCGGGCGGCTTGTTCTTCCATCCGGACTGGTGCTATCTGGTGACCCAGCTTGAGCCACGCTTCCAAATCTCCAGCAAGCACGGTCAGGGCGAATTCGCTTACGTGCTGTCTGTTGATATGGTTATCGGCGCGATCCTTGGAATCCAGGGCGCGGCCAAACATATCGTCCTGAAAACTGGTGCTTAAAAAACTCTGAAGCATCGATCCTCATTTCGGGGATCGATCCTTTTTATGTCATTTCATAGGGATTTTTCTCATGAATGAATGGATCGACGATATCAAGCTGATTGTAAGTCGGGGTGGCGAGCTTGGATATGCGAAGCAGCAAGTCAGGGAATTGAATTATCCAGTCGAATTGTTGAATGGCGGGATCGGTTCCAATGGCAATCCATGGCTGCTTGTTCGCAAGGTTTATTATCCTGTGAAAGATGATTATCTGCCACCTTCGGATCCGGTCGATACCGGTGATCCAGCGGATGATCCTGAAAAAAAAAGTGAAGAGTAAGACTAGGAATAAAAAAGGCTCTTCCGGGCGAGGGAAGGGCCTTTAGGGATAGATTTTAGGCAAGGACGTGGGGAGGTTTTATGAAAATCTCCCCCGTTTTTTCTTCAAAGAAGGCAGGATCATGATAAGCAATCTCGACCAGCGTGTAATGTATTTCAATTCCCAGACAGGGCAATTCCTGGATTATACAATCCAGGTCAATGAATTCAACAATGGGAAAACCGCTTCGATTCAATTGAATCCGGGCGATTATCTTTACATTACGTCTTTCCTGCCTTTCAACCATAAGTATTTCATGATTGGTGGGCCACCTTCATCGACTGCCACCACAAGACCACTCATTGAATATAACAACAATAATGAGTGGTATAGAGCCGCTGATTTGCTCGATTATACCGACTTTTTCAAGGAATCAGGAGTGCTTCAGTTCACTCCTGACTATGACAAAAGCTGGGGACTGGTTGGTCGGAGCTCGACCGAAGTCACGGCGCTGGTCAATGCGCCTGTAGTCTATGATTCATACTGGATGCGCATCAGCTTCCCGGACGAAACGGATCCGGTTGAGTTCGAACTCGAATATGTCGGGCAGAAATTCTCATCGGATGATGATCTGTTCCAGGAATACCCGATGCTCCAAGCTCCAAAGCTCCTGGAAAATTGGAAAACAGGAAAAACCAGTTGGGATGATCAGCATCTTTTAGCGGCCACCTATGTTGCCAAGGAATTGGTGAAGCGGGATATCCTGATAAACAATGCACAGATCCTGGATATAGCGACCTTGCGTGGCCCATCGGTTCACAAGACCGCCGTGATCATTTATTCAGGGATCGGAGCCAGAAATTTCAAAGACGAAATAGCCCTGGCCGATAGTAAGTTCGAAAAGGCCATGCGCATGGATAAATTTCAGGTCGATCTGAATGCCAACGCCCGCAAGGACCGACCGGAAGTTTGTGTCACCACAAGCAGGGCCTCACGATGAGCAAAGTTGTCGACATAAAAACAGCTTTGGGCACTCTGATTGAGGCCACGATATCCGGATATACCCAGCTGGCCGATGCTTATCAGGCCGATGATAATTCATCCTTGGATCTCCTTAAGGGCTATAGCATTGGCTTCGGGCCAAGTGAAAATGTCCAGGATGAGTGGTGCATGGGGGAGGTTCATCAAAGACGCCAATTCCAGGTCACCCTTACCAACGGCTATTGGCCTGATCTGGATGCAGACAAGCGCGAAGACATGGAATGCGATCTGATGAATGATGAGTTTGACGTGATATCGGCGATCCAATCCGACATTACATTGACCGGTGTAAGCATCAGTTCCGCTTTTATCAGCGACAATGGAATCGAATATCTGATCGGCGATCAGAAGCAGTTCATCATTATAGAAATGACCGTTTTGGTCGATTATATCGAGGGAGTGACCTAAAAAATGGCTTTTGCATCACGTTCTAGCGTTTTTGCTTTTGTTCCAGAAATTGTCGAGGGAACTCCTGTCGATCCGGCCGCAAGTAATTTCACCGTTGTACGTGAAGGCGCTCAGCTTACCGGCGCGGTGAATACCGTGACCAGTGATGAACAGCGAAATTCCATTGGAGCATCCAAGGCTTTTGTGACTTCGCAGTCTCCGACCGGCTCGATTCCAAAATACTTCAAGCCAAGCGGAACGCCGGGCGTGGCGCCGGATTATTCCATTCTCATCGAATCCTGCATTGGTGCAGTCGATGCGAATACAACCGAATATAATACCGATGCTGGCTCAACCGCCGGGAGTTCGGCCGCTCGCGCGGTGATCAAAGTGGTCGCCGGCGTGGAAGCAAACTTCCAGAAAGGCCAAGCGGTCCTGGTCAAGGACGGCGTGAACGGCTATGCAGTCCGGAATGTATGGGATGGAATTTCCAGCACCAATCTCCCCATGAGTTTTAATTTCGGCGTTGCACCGGGCACCGGCCTTGGTCTTGGCAAAGCTGTTCTTTATTTGCCACAGAATACCGATCAGCCGACCTTCACCGCGCATATGTTCCAGGCATCGACTGTTTCCTCTGGTGTTCATCAGGCAATCGCCGGGTGTCGGACCACTTCGATGGCCATCGAATTCAACGCCAATGAGCTGGCCGGCGTGACCTTCGATATCGGCGGGATCTCCTATCTGATCAACCCGATCACTATCACGGCATCCAGCAAGTATATCGACTTCACCGATTCCGCTGGCACCGTGGTCTGTGAACTGGAAGTAAAAACCTATTCCAACCCGATCGAACTCGCGAATGAGATCGCATCGAAAATGGCCGCCGCATCGCTTCCAAGCGGAGCGGACGTGATCACTTGTGCCTGGTCGAACAGCACAGGCAAGTTCACAATCGCATCCGATGGGACGGTGCTCAGCCTTCTTTGGGCCACCGGAACAAACACCGCAAACAGCGCCAAGACCAAGCTTGGCTTTGCGAATACTGATGACACCGCCGCGCTCACCTATGACTCCGATACCGCTCAGGCCTACAACCCGGCCGTGACCCCTGCTTACGACAGTCAGCCGCCACAGGTTGTCCGCGACAACATGCTCCAGCTGGGAACCTATAGTGATTACCTTTGCACAAGCGGACAGGCCCTTTCGATCACAATCGGAACACCAAAGACCGACATCCCGGATTGGTGTGCAGAGGACGGCATCGACGAATCCGTTGTCTTGACCCGAGAAGTCACCGTTTCCGCGACCATCAAACTGAAAAAGCATGATGTTCAAAAGTTCTATGACCTGATCAACAATCAGGAAACCATGCTGTCTTTTGTTCACGGCGAAAAGCTTGCCGGCAACTGGGTGCCTGGGAAAATTGTAAACGTGTTCGTGCCGACCATGTCTTATACCTCCACAACCATCGCGGATCAGGACGGCTATCTTGTGGTGCAGCTGGAAGGTATTTGCTATGTCGGCGATGATCTTGAAGACGTCTATATTAACTTTTTGTGATCGGATTTGAATTTATATGAGTGAGAAGAGCGTTACATTACCCGATGGATCCTGCTTCAAATATAGGATCCCGAATGTTGTCGAGCAACTCAGGTTGTTCGGCAAATCAAAGTTCTATTCCCAGGCTTGTCTTGACGATATTTATGCCCAGACTTCAGGGATCCTCGAGCATGCGCATGATTTTGTCACAGTTATTGAGGGAGCATACAAGACGTTCCAGGAAATTCTGGATGATCGGAATAACCTGGATCCTCTTATTGATTTTGCCTTGGATCTTGCGAACCAGGGATTGAAGGAAATCGAAAAAAAGCCCTAAGGCTGGCCGCTGTCAACATGACTTCCGGATTTGGAATGCTGGATAATGTTGAGCCCGAAGGCGTTGAGTGCGTTTACCTTGCTCAGCGCCTTTTGGAAATATGCCGGGGGAGTGAGAGGCTTGGCCTTCAGGGATTGGATATCAAGGCATTCACTCCCCATGAATTCGAATTGATGAACTACTTTTCTTCTCAAATAAATCGGTTTGCTCAAAAAGGATGAAAATCCCGTGGCTGATGCTGATCTAAATATAAATATCAAGACCACGCCGGCCGATCCTTTGGGAAAGGTTAACGCCAAGCTCAAGGAAACTGATAAAGAAGTCGAAAAACTTGAGGGCAGTTTTGCCAAACTGGCCAATGGGAGCATTTCAAGCATCGCCAAGATCGGCGGTGCTTTGGTCGGTCTGTCCGCTTTGAAAGAAGGCTTTGGTTTCATCCTCGATTCCACTCGGGAAATGGAGGATCTGACCACTCAGTTCATCGCCTTTACAGGATCAGCTGAAAGTGCAGCTGCACAACTCGAAAAGCTATCTCAGTTCGCGTCGGAATCACCCTTTCAGTTGGCCGAGATCGCCAATGCAAATAGAACTTTGCTGGCCTTTGGATCCTCGACCGGCAAATCCCTTGAGCAACTAAGACAGCTGTCTGAAGTCGCGGCCGCCACAGGGACAAGCCTTTCCGAACTGGCCACAATATTTGGTCAGGTTCAAGCCGCCGGAAAACTCACCGGTGAACGCTTCAATCAGCTTGTGGAGCGTGGCGTTAACATCGGGCCAGTCCTGGCTAAATCCCTTGGCGTGGCCGAATCATCCCTGGAAAAGCTTCGGAGCGAAGGCAAAATAAGCGCTGATGAGGTCGCCAAGGCATTCGAGAAAATGACTTCGGCCGGCGGCCAGTTCTTCGGCTCGACCGAACGTCTTTCCAAAACGGTCAGCGGATCACTCAGCACTCTATCCGACAATTTCAAGATCCTGGCATCAACTATAGGCACCAGCGGAGTGCCAGCCTTCAGTGCATTGGTCAATATCATTTCCAAGGCCGTGGAAGGCAATATCGCCTATCTCAAAGAGCAACAAAAGATTGCCAATGAGAATGGAGCACAAAAGCGGATCCGGGCCATCGGTGTGGAAGTTGAAAAGCTGACCGGGAATCTGAATGATCTCAAGGAACAGCAAGCCGGCGGGTTCGGATTCCTTCATGATGATGCGCTTAAGGTGGCCAGTGATATTGATATTGTCACGACTGCCCTCGATAAGCTGAAGCTTGAAAGGCTTAAGCTTGTTAAGGGCGAGGGCATGGCCGAATCCCTCAAGATGGATCAGGAAGCCGCCGAGAAGGCCAAAAAGATCGCCGAAAAGGCGGCTGAGGATTCACGCGCGGCCAGATTAGAGAGAATCCAGGCCGAACAGGAGATTGTTCGCAAGGCCAATGAGGATTTCATTACCAAGGTCATCGACCTTGAAAAGCAAATCTCGACCATCCGCGAACAGGAATCGGTCGCAAGGAATCTGAGGATCCAGGCCCAGGAGCAAGGCAAAAGCGCGGAAATGATCCAGGCCGCAATCGATCGGGAGAATGAAATAACCTCCCAGCTTGCGGTCACTGAAGCTTCCCGGCAGGAGTTGCTTCAGCAATTCGCTGATGCTGAAGTCATTCGAGCCGCCGACACCCAGAAAAAGCTGGTCGATGCCAGAAAGAAGAGTGATGCAGAGCGGCTCAATCAGATCAAAAAGGCCAAGGCCGATGAATTCAACATTGAAAAACAAACATCACAGGCCCAAAAGCAGTTCGACGAACAGACATATGCTCAAAAAGTCCAGACAGCCAACGCCGGACTGACCGCTCTTTCATCGCTATTGACCGCGAAGAACCGACAAGCCTTCGAGCTAGGCAAAGCCGCGGCTATCGCTCAGGCGGGCATTGCTATACCGCTGACTGCAATCGAAGCCTATAAGTCCCTGGCAGGCATTCCCCTTGTCGGTCCTGCACTCGGGATCGCGGCGGCGGCGGCGGCCACGGCGACCGGTCTTTCCAATATAGAGCGCATCCGCTCAACCAAGTTCACCGGATTCTCAGAGGGCGGCGTTGTCCCTGGGGTTGGAAACAAGGACACCGTTCCCGCGCTA